AATTCCGCCCAATTTACGAAACAGCTAGAGGCGTACTTCCCGAAATGGAAAAAGGATTTCGCGAAGCGCCTCGACACGGCTGCAAGATATAGCCATAAACAATTAATGTCTAAAACGCCGGTTCACGAAGGCACGACGGTTAGAAATTATATCCTCACCATGAATACACCTTCCGGCGCGGTTTACAGCCCTATCGAATCGGGGCCCATCGGTCAAACTAATAATATGCCATTAGGGCTTGAGCCACGTCGTGGCGCGAATGAAAAAGCGGCTGAAGGATCATTAACTAATTTAAAGATTGATCCCAACAAACCATTCGTTAAAATTTTCATTTCTAACAACACAGATAGTGTGGCTGGTCTTGAAGTAGGAGAACTTCCCGGCGCTCCGTTTAAGTCTCGTAGTCCAAGCGGTATGTTTGGAATCACGATGGAACAATTGTTAAGTAAATTAAATAGCGGATCACTCTGATAAAACTTGACTTTTTTAAATATCGTGGTATAATACACGATATTCAATTTTTCTACTAAGGGTTTGTTATGGCACGCGTCAATACAATTAAATTATCGACTGCCATTGCCAGTCCTTCATTATCTGATTTTGCCATTCATAAAGGCGGAACTGATAAATCTGTTGCGATTCAAAACGCAATTAATTCAGTATACGATGCTGGTGATCATTCTCTTTTTATTCCTCCCGGCGAATACGGTATTGATGTGGCTGCAAATATTACCTTACCACAAAACATACATATCCACGGTATAAAAGGAGCCTCCAAATTTCAAGGACTTGGCACTAACTATCCAAATAATCCCACATTCCCTAGCGTAGGTGGAGGATTGTTAAATCTAGGTAACAGAACCACGGCCCAACGATATGGAACACAAACTGGACGTATGGCTTCAGGTACAGGAGCTACGTTCAATTTGGTGATGACTGGCTCTGCACCTAACCTAAGCATTGTATCCGCAACTGTGGCTTCAGGAGGAACGGGTTACAACGTCGGAGATGCTATAAACATTACAGGTGGTCAACTTATTGTATCAGCAATTAGTGGCACGGCTTATGGGGCCATTACCACTGTCACGGTTGGGTCTCCCGGCACGTATGCCGTAGCCCCTACTAACCCTGTGGCGCAGACCACAAGTTTTGGTAATCGAATTCAAGACAGAATTTTAGACCCTTCTAGTTTTGCGGAATGGTCTAAAATATCTGGTATTGTTTTTGATGGTGGCTACACCTCTGGAATTCTTTCAACTACGAAAACGCTCTTTGGCGTAAAATTTGTAGGATGCCTTGACATAGAAGTGACTGATTGTGAATTTAACAATTTCCCACACTCCGGCGTTTTTTGTAACGATGTTAAGAGACGTACTCTCATTGGTAATAAATTTAAAAATTTAGGATTCGGCGGAACTGCCGGAACTGGAACAGCAGCGGCGGATAGAAATGGCGCTACTGTAGGTGGTATTTATGTACGTACCAATCCATCATTAAACGGCGACCTACTTGAGTATGCTTTTAATGAACATGAAAATATTAAAGGCAGTGGCGTAGAATTCCACTACACCGATGCTCACGTTCATAATAACACATTCAGGCAAATTTATGAAATCGGCATTGAAGGCCAAGCAGCCGGTTTCAACGTCCTAGACACAGTGACTACTAATGGCGGTGTTTACATCCCCGGCGATGCTCATGTGCATGACAATATTCTAGACGGTAAAATGGCTGATGGTAGTATCGGCATGACCGTTGGTGCTATTAGCCTTTCTGATGGCAATGAAAATACTAAGATCGTCGCTAGGAATAAAATTAAGAATACTGACACGTATGCCGTTGCGGTTCAGATAAATAATAATGGGCATGTCACGGTAGAAGATACTGAAGGTGATAATGTTAACATGGCCACAATTGTATCATCCCTTCAATGTATTTACATTGCGGCTGAAGATGTAAGATGCCGTAGAAATCGATTGTCCAATGTTGGTCGGTGCCCTTTTATCTATGTATCGACGTTTGGTACTCAAGAAATTAGTATTACGGATAATGATTTAAACAGTGCTGGTGGCAATTCGAACTCAGCTATTTTTGTCCAGATAGCACGTAATAGAACTCTTGGCGTCCTTAATATATCCAGAAACATAATTAACAGTTGTCCACTAGAAGCCATTCTTGTCGAGGTCGCTGGCAGCAGCACTTTGAGTATTAGAGAATTACAGATAGCAAACAATCAAATATATAACCACACGAGACTAGGCACAACTACGTCTGCTATTCGTTTAAGAACCAATGCTGGTTCAACTTTCAACTTTAATATTGGCACGATCCATCAGAATACAATTTATGAAAACAGTCTACGAACTGTAAACGGAACAGCTCCTATTAAACTTGAACAATCAAATAGCTCAGCTCCGAACAAGCTGATTATAGATAGAAATCTAGGAACTGGTTATACCGTGGCATACGATGTTAGTGGTATGGCCGTAGCACCTACCGTAACTGGAACTAACGATTTAGCTTAACGAGAAAACCTTAGTCCAAGCGGTATGTTTGGAATTACGATGGAACAATTGTTAAGTAAATTAAACGGGGCTCAAAAAACTGGATAATCCTCAATTATACTTGACTTTTTAGAAAAGTATGGTATAATTGGGGATTATTTTATTTAAGGTATATTTATTATGGCTAGCGTCCCTACAATCCATATTGATAGTTTAATTGGTTACGTCAGCCTAGAAGCTTGCGGAGCTAAAGGCGATGGTGTAACCCCGGATGACGCTGCGTTTGATCTTGCCCTGTCCAAAGGTATTCCCTTCAAAGGAAGAGCGGATGCTACTTATCTTATTACCACGTCTCATACCCAAACAAACAAAGATGTTATTTTCGACGGTCAAGGATGTAAGATTAAAATTGCTGGCGACACCCAACTCCTAGCAGCTAAAGCTTCATATACGAATACAACAAATATTACACTTATTGACAATACGACCACAGCTGATTTATCTAATGGCACTGTAGCTCTGGCTAACGAAGTCACTACACTAACCGTTTCTAGTATTACGGGTTACGCCGTAGGTGCTCTGGTTAAAATTTTTTCCGACGACATTATTTCTGGTGCAGACCCTGCCGACAATCAAAAGATTGCGGAGTTTGCCCGAGTCTCAGCCATAGATGTACCCAATAAAAAAATTCAATTATTTTCTCGCCTTAGACGGAGTTATACAACATCTCCCCGCGTTTCTATCCACAACGAAAGTCAGCGCTTCTCATTTAAGAATTGTGAAATTATAGGGCAGACTTCTCCTGACCCTACTTGGTCAAAGTCTTATATCGACGTTATCGGATTTTATCAACCAAGTCTTGAAAATATTAAGGTCTCTAATCTGGTGGAACGTTTTGTTCGATTGGTCTCCTGCTATGAACCGACGACATACGATCTAAGTGGTAAAAATATTAGAACAAGCGTCACATACGACGCGTTCGGATATCTCATTCACGAAGTCGGCTGTCATCAAGGTAGACATTATAATCCTACAGGATTTGATGTTCGCCACGTGTATTCCTGCTCTGCCCTAGGTGCTGATAACGGTTCCGCATTTGTTGAAAATTATGGTGGAACTTATGGTACGGTAGTAATTGGCGGTAGAGGCTTTAATTGCAAAACAGCTGCGTTCGAAACCCATTCCGACGCTGATGACGTGACATTCATTGGCTGTTTCGCTGAATACGCATATTCTGGCGAAAACGGAAATCCTGTCAACTACGGCTTTAGAGGACGTAGAACTAGAGCTATTGATTGCGTCTCAGTCGGTGGTATTGGGTACAATTTCTTCACCGATTATGGTAGTCCAGATAACTCACGCGATCACGAAGCCATTAATTGTAAACACGTGGCTAACCCAAATCAAACCGGGGGCGCTAATGGCGATCTAGCTGGTTTTCAAATCGTGGGTCAATCCGGGGGCCAAGTCACTGGTATTAGAATTACTAGACCTAGTGTGATTCAAACTTCTGGTTCCACTCCTTCTTTTGAGGCTACAAATGGGGAAATGACAATCATCGAACCATGGATCAAAGCGGCGCAAACCGGCGCAGCTGTGGCCCGTATTTTCGAAGTTAACGCCACAGCCACGATGATTGTTAGAGGCGGCGAACTTGATTATACCGGCACAACTGGAACACAATTAAGAACGGGAAGAATGACTTCTTCATCCGCCGTACTACTTATTGATGGTCTGAGAATTAATGCTGTAGTTAGTACTTGGACCGCACTGGTACAATTCGTCAACGTTTCAGCCACGGCTTATGTCAAAAACATTATCGCGAATAGAACCCCGTCAAACGTGGATGGAATTATTGCTGGAAGTGGTTCGCCGGTTTATGGCGTTGATTATGAAGTTAGAACTATCACTAATGATCTACGATCAGCGGCTCGCTCAACCATAGCTGTAACCTATAGCAGTGGAACGACACAAACACTAGACATTGATCATAGAATGTCACCAGTGATTAACGTTGATGTCACAACAAGTGCTGCCTCAATCGCGATCAATAACATATCGGCTGGATTATTTTTTGGTCAAGAAATGATCATCAGAAATCTTGCCGCTTCCACCAATACGTTACAAGTCACTACCGGTGCGAACCGCATCAATATCGGAACCAATGAAACTATTGCTATCGGCAGAACATTGAGGCTGCGTTGGAACGGTACTGATTGGGTCGCGAACTGAGGAATTAATAAATGTCAGCACTAGATGAAGTACGCCAAGCCATTACTCAAAAACTCGCTACATCTGGATTCACTACTACGTTTCCAGACGTGCCGATTCAGTTCCCGAATCAGCCTTTCGAAACACCAGATAATAAAACATATATTAAAATCTCTATCATTCATGGCGACTCGGATCAAGCCCAATTAGCTAAAACGAGAGAAATTGATCGGCACGTCGGTATACTTCAGTTCGATGTCATTACTCCACTAGATAGCGGAACAATGAAACAAAACAATGTTTCCGATTTTTTAGGTAAAATTTATCGTCGCCAAAGTATCCCTACCCTAAATGCGGGGACTTTAATTTTTAGAACACCAAGTCATTTAGTCGTTGGTATGGAGCGAGGCGCGGATCGTGTCGTGGTTCGAATCCCATTTAGGCGTGATGAGCAAATCCTAGGAAGTTAATAAAATGGTAATTTCATATCCTTTTGGTAAAAAATCTTTTAAAACTGCACCAACAGCAAAAGGCGGTGGTAGGAGTCGCGGTGGATCATGGTCCATTGATCCACCCA